AGTGAAGATAAAGTCACGAAGTTGTCTGTTCTTAAAAACCGATTCAGTGGGGAAACAGGACTTTGCAGTCACCTTGAGTACTGCCAGAGAACAGGAAGACTAACCGAAACAGAAATATCAGAAGAATTTTAGATGTGGATACTTCCAAAGAATATATCAGACACCTTTCACTTTGCAGTGGATACGAAGGAATTGGGATTGGACTCCGAAGAGTTTACCCAAACGTGCGAGAAGTCGCTCATGTGGAGATCGAAGCTTTCGCAATCGCCAACTTGGTTGCGAAGATGGAAGAGAATAAAATATCTCCAGCACCTATCTGGACGGATCTTAAAACCTTCCCATACGAAAAGTTTCTTGGACAAATTGACATCCTCTCTGGGGGATTCCCATGCCAACCTTTTTCCCATGCAGGAAGCCGAGAAGGAGTTGAAGACCCAAGACACCTCTACCCCTACATCAGCGATGGGGTCGGAATATGTAGACCAAGACTTGTTTTCTTGGAAAACGTTGAAGGAATCATCAGTTCCAAAACAGAGACAGGACGAAGTGTTTTGCTCCATGTGCTCCAAGACTTGGAAAGCATGGGTTACATCGCAGAGGCAGGAGTATTCTCAGCGAGCGAAGTTGGCGCACCTCACCAAAGAAAACGAGTCTTTATCTTGGGCTACTCCTCAAGCGAGCGATCACATAGAAGGAGTGAGAACAGGTGTAGAGAGTCCGCAGAAATGTTTGGGAAGAGATCTAAAGATGTTGGAGGACAAACAAAAGAACTGGCCGACTCCAGCAGCGCACGAGCCGAGATTGGGATACCAGAATCGAAACAATGGGAAGAAGGGGACTCAGAAAAGTTTAACTACAATAGTGATAGAAAGTGGCCCAGCGAACCCAGTAAACCCCAACACGACTGGGAAGAACCAAGGACAACACCTAAACCCAAACTGGGTGGAGCAACTAATGGGACTTCCAGTAGGGTGGACAGACTTAGGCTCTTGGGAAATGGAGTCGTACCCCAAACAGTAGAGGTAGCATTTAGAACATTAAGCAAGAGAATAGAAGAAAGAATAAAATTAATATGAGTTACAAATACAATATCCTAATCAGTGACATAGAAACGAATGCAATAAAGAACTGGCAGACACTTGAGGGTCTTGATCGGTTACATTGCTTTACAGTTATAGACCCTACAACAAGTGAGTTGTTTGAGTTTAATACAATGAAAGAAAATATTGATGAGGGCTTAAAGATGCTACAGGAAGCTGAGTATGTTTGCTTTCACAACGGCATAGGCTTTGATGCCCCTGCACTCTATCGATTGTACGGGATACGCTTCAACAAAATCGTGGACACAATGCTTATGGCAAAGGTTCTTTTCCCTGACATAGGTGATGAAGATGACAAGAGAGGATACGAGAAAGGTTTCCCTAAGAAGTTGCGAGGATCTCACTCACTCAAAGCTTGGGGTCTTCGTATTGGTGTGCATAAGGATTCACATGGTGAAGATGAAGACTGGGAGAACTTTAGTCCAGAGATGCAGACCTATTGCAACCAGGATGTTAGGACAACGTTAGCACTCTACAAGCATCTACTGGAAAACAGTACATCCCCTAAGTCCCTTGTTCTTGAACACGAGTTTGCAAAACTTATCAGAGTGCAAGAGATGAACGGGTTTCCATTTGATGTTGATAAGGCCAAGGAGCTTGCAAAGGAACTTATGGTACGTCGGGTGGAGATAGAGAACGAGATGCAAGAGGTGTTCCCTCCAAAGGTAGAGACTATGAAGAGTGTTACTGGTTGGAAGGTTGAGGTAGATGGCATCGAGTACACTGGCAAGACTAAGATTGCGTTGAAGGGTCAGCTAAAGAAAGCAGGTCTAAAACAAAACATCAGTGACCTTGCAGAGAAGACAGGAAACAAAACCAAGACAATTCCATTTAATCCAGGAAGCAGAGATCAGATTGCTGAAAGACTCATGGAAGCTGGATGGAAACCAGCAGCGTATGAAGGCAAGCGACCAGAGATAAATGAGGGAGTTCTTAGAAAGATAGACACAAAGGAATCTCTTAAACTTCTTGAGTACCTGTTGTTACAGAAACGTCTTGGAATGTTAGCGGAAGGAAGACACGCCTGGTTGAACGCTGTTACAGATGAAGGAAGGATTCATGGGTCAGTTAACACAGCAGGAACTATTACTGGAAGGTGTACACATAACGCACCAAACCTCGGACAGATTCCTGCGGTACGTTCGGAGTACGGAAAGGAGTGTCGTGAGTTGTTCACTGCTCCAGAAGGAAAGGTTCTTGTAGGATCTGATGCATCCCAACTGGAACTTAGGTGTCTTGCACATTACCTGTTTCCTTATGACTCTGGTAAATATGTTAGAGAAATCCTAGAAGGTGACATTCACACAGTTAATCAGAATGCTGCTGGTTTGCCTGACAGGAGTGCAGCAAAAGTATTCATCTACTCACTCATATATGGTGCTAGTGATACTAGGTTGGGTGAGTCAGTTGGTGGAGGAAGACTACAAGGAAAGAGACTAAGAAATTCTTTCATGGCTAAGATGCCAGCCTTTAAGAAACTATTAAGTGATGTTGAAGCTTCCGCAAAAAAACATGGGCATCTTACAGGCATCGATGGCAGGGTGATTAGATCAAGGTCAACTCACTCACTACTCAACTTTCTGTTACAGAGTTGTGGTGCTGTCATAATGAAGCAGAGTCTTATCGAGTTTGCATTGATGGCTAAACATCCCTACGAGATGCATGCGAACGTTCACGACGAAGTTCAGTTTTCATGTGATGAGGAACACGCAAAGGATCTTGGAAGAACTTTCGTAGCTGCAATGGAAAAGGCAGGGAAGACCCTTGGCATCAAGTGTCCGATTGATGGAGACTTTAAGATCGGTAACAACTGGGCAGAGACACACTAATATTTATGAGCGAGAAAAGAACAGCAGTAATAGACGGAGACATGGTTGTCTGGAGAAGTGCCTTTGCATCTGAACAAGAGATCAAATGGGATGATGACATATGGACGTTACAGACAGACATGAACGAGATGAAGTCGATTGTTGATGAGACTATTGATTACATCCAGACACAAACAGATACCGATGATTACCAGATGGTGTTCTCTGACAGTCGTAACTTTCGTTATGACATCTTTCCAGAATACAAAGCTAACAGGAAAGGTAAGAGAAAACCTCTTGGTATAAAGGCAGTTAAGGAGTGGTGTTACAAGAAACGTAATGGTTACCACAAGCACAACCTAGAGGCTGATGATGTTATTGGAATGATGTGTTGTGGGAAAAAGAACATGGTTGCTGTCAGTGGAGACAAGGACTTTGGCACTCTTAATTGTGAGTGGTTTAATTTTTTAAAAGCAGAAACCAACTACACAACAAAAGAAGAAGCCGACTACAATCATTTGGTTCAAACATTATCAGGTGACAGTGTTGATGGGTTCTCTGGTGCTTCTGGCATAGGCCCAAAGACTGCAATGAAACTTCTTGATAAGCATGGCGCAACCTGGAGGACTGTTGTGGATGCGTATGAATCAAAAGGTCAGAACGAAGAAGAAGCTTTATTAAATGCAAGGCTCTCATACATCTTGAGAAGCCTCAGTGAATATAACGAAAAAGAAGGAGAAATAAGACTATGGACACCAACAACGAAAAAATAAATGAACTACCAGATAGTGGAGAACGCACTGAATTTGAAACAGGTTCGGTGAGGGATTCAATGAAAGGCAAAGGTTTTCCTAACCAACTGCCCATCGCTGCGTTAAAGGCAGCAAGTAAAAGGTTCGAGGACGGAGCTTACAAGTATGGCTCACGCAACTGGGAGAAGGGTCAGTTTTTCAGTAGATATATTGATGCGATCTATCGACATCTTTGGGCATACATGGAAGGTTTTGAAGATGAAGATCACCTTAGTGCAGTGATCTGGAATGCCATGTGTTTATATCAAACAGACGAGTGGGTTAAGGAAGGTAAGCTACCCGATAAATTAAGGGATATTTAGGTTTGTATTCGTATACGAAGAAATAAACATCTATCGTATGGCACGAAAAAAGGTTTCATTAAGAAAAGAACACAAATCCAAAAAGGGTGGTCTTACTAAAAAAGGTAGGGATTACTACAACAGGAAAACAGGTTCCAATCTAAAGGCTCCACAACCAGGAGGAGGCGCAAGGAAGCGTAGCTTTTGTGCAAGAATGTCAGGAGTTAAGGGTCCAATGAAGGACTCAAAAGGAAGACCTACTAGAAAAGCTCTTGCCCTGCGTAGGTGGAAATGTTGATTTAAAAAAAAATTATGAATTATTCATCATCAGGTAAAAAAAGAAATTCTCTTACAATAACTAAGAAGGCAAAGAAAAAGAAACCTACCAAATATGGTAAGAAATCAAAGAAATGAAAACACGCAAAGGTCTAAGTCTTAGGCAGGAGAAGACAATGAAACGTCACTCCAAGCATCATACTAAGAAGCATATGAAGTTTATGAAGAACGCCATGTTAGGTGGAATGACATTCACTCAGGCACATAAGAAAGCCATGAAGGAGGTAGGCAAGTAATGAAGTTAACAAGAAATCAACTCAAGATAGCAGCAGCAGCTAATCCAAAAAACAAGATTACTAAAGCTGACTTTGCAGCCCTCAAGAAGAAGAAAAAGAAAAAAAATGGGAAACAAAATATGTCCTAAAGGAATAGCCTGGGCCAAGAGAACGTTTGATAAGTACCCTTCGGCTTACGCTAACATGGCAGCGTCTAAGTACTGCAAAGACCCAAACTACGCCAAAGGGAGCAAGAGAAAGAAATTAAAAATTAGGAAAAAGAAATAGGAATATATGGGTGAGTTAGCAAAGTGGAGAAGACAAAACTGGGTACGCATAGGAACCGATGGAAGCATCAAAGGCCCATGCGGAACTAGCAAGAACAAAAAGAACCCAGACAGATGTCTTCCTATGTCAAAGGCCAGAAGTCTTACCAAGTCTCAAAGAGCAACTACTGCAAAGAAAAAGAAGAGAGAAGGCTCAAAGGGCAAACAGTTTGTAGCTAACACAAAAGCAGCTAGAGTAAAGCTGAAGATAAAGAGAGCCTAAAGAACATGGATAATATTATCAAACCTTTTCCAATTGTATCAAGTGAGTTAGTGAATGAGTTGGATGAGTTGTTCCCCCCGAAAGAATTTAGCCCAAAGGATAATCTGCGAGATATGGATTATTACTTTGGACAACGTAACATTGTAAACTTTCTGCGAGCCAAAAACGCAGAGCAAAACGAAAATATTTTAACAAACAACCGAGATTAAATTATGTGTATAGGAAGACCTAGGATGCCTTCGCCTCAAATTGTAAACCAGCCAGCACCAATGGCCCCACCACCACCAACGCCTGTTGCTGAAGAGGTAGAGGACAAGAGGAAAAAGAAAAAAGATCCACGTAGAAGAGGCACATCTTCCCTTACAATCCGAAGACCTTCAGTTAGCCTTCCGAGTGAAGGAAGCGGAGCAAACGTAAACTATTAAAAATTAGAAGAGATATATTATTATTATGGCATCATCATACATAACTAACATTAACCTGAAAAACAGCACTACGCTGGACAGTGATGGTAACGGAACACTTAACGCAACAAGCACTCCAGCGGTCAACAAGACCAAAGCAGGATCTTATTGTTTCCTTGCAAGTGGTACATTTGGTTCTGGTAGAACACTCACTCTACAACACAAAGTAGGGGATGCGTTTGTAACCATTGGACCTGATGCAGTACTTACAGCACCAGGAGGAAGTGTCTTTACATCAACACAGACTGAGATACAGCTTGTTGTTTCTGGAGGATCTGGAGACGCAGCAGACGATCTTTACGTTGCTATTTCACCACTCGATTAATCATAAAATTTTTCAATGAGTTATTCATCGTCTTCCTCTTCTTCTTCAAGTAGCAGTAGCAGTACTTCAGCTAGTAGGCCATCGTCCAAGTTGACAACACCTCTTACAGCAAAGCTAACAAGACCACTGACAGGTGCAGAACTTGAGGAGCTATTTCTTGAGAAGTTTAAGTTTACTTTGGGAAGTGAGTTGGTGACTAATGGAGACTTTAGTAATGGCACTACTGGTTGGTCAGCAGGAGGAGGAGCTACTTTATCGATTGATAATTCAAGATTAAAAATAACAAATAACGCAACTGGGAATAGTTATGCTAACCAAACTTTAAGCACTGTAGCAGGAAAACAGTATAAAGTATCCGTTGATTATATAGATGACACAGGAGGAAACGCACTAATTTGGGCAGGAACATCGTTCGGTGGAAATCAACTTGGAACACAAACCTTCATAGCTACAGGAACTTACACTCTAACTTTCACAGCTACGGGAACAACTTCCTATTTAAGAATAGGAGCTAATGAGCCAACCTCTGGTACTATTTACTTCTTTGATAACGTATCCGTCAAAGAGATCACCAAGCAAGCCCCAGTAGCAGCCTTTTCTCTTCGGAAGCTTGGAGACGTTTCTCCGTACGCAGCAAGAATAAGACGCTCAAGCGACAACACCGAGGCTCAAGTTATGTTTGATGCTAGTAATCGAGTGAGTGAGTCTTCGGGCGTGAGGAATACTTCACAGAATTTACTAAGTTACTCTGAAGACTTCAGTAATGGAGCTTGGACTAAAGTTAATACAACAGTAAGCTTTGCTAACATAACAGACCCTTTTGGTGGCACTAATGCTTATATTGCAAAACCTAACACAGCTAACTCACAGCATAGATTAGACTTACCAACTTCTGTTGGAACAGGTCCACATACTTTTTCTGTCTTCGCAAAAGCAGAGGCATATAACGCTATTTGGATGAGAAGAGGAGGATCTTCAACTACATTTGATTTAACTAACGGAACAGTTCTTGCGGACTCTGGAAACAACAATCCAACTATTACTGCTGTAGGAACTGATGGGTGGTACAGATTATCAATAACTAAAACAGGAAGTGCTAACGATACATTTAGAATAAACGTAACTACTACTGCTATTTCTGGAGGCGATTATACAGGAAATGGTACTGATGGTGTCTACCTCTTCGGAGCCATGCTCGAGGAAACAGTCACTTACGAGTCCACTCCTAGTATACCCTACAGTGAAGACTTCAATGATGATACAGGTGGTTGGACAAAAAATGAAAGTGGGGGATCTAATACGACACTGAGCCATGAGACTACAAACCCTTTAAGTGGCAGTGGCTCTTTAAAAATTGCATTGTCAAACACTGGAACTTCGGGAGGCTATCCAAGAGTTCGCAAGAATACTGGAACAGCTTTTAGGACTGGAATTAAATATAGACTCAGCTTTAAAGCGAAGGCATTGAGCGGTACATGCGAATGTGATATAAGGTTTGGAACAGCTTCTACAAATATGTATTTAGTAACGAATCAGGCATTTACAACGACTGAGCAAACTTATACATACACTGACACCTTTGATACATTACCAACAGCAGGAACGGATGCCATACAGTTTATTTTCGATGGAACCAAAGGGCCATTCGAGTTATTGATTGACGATGTAAAGGTTGAGGAGTTCGATCCAATCCCTTCCGAATACATCAGCACCCCCGTAGTTTCCAACGATGGACTAACATTTACCGAAACAACCCTTGATGACTTTGTTGGCGGTGAGAACCTACACGCACATTCGACAGGTGTTAATTCTACAACTTACCAAAACCTCTTTCTTGACACACTTACTGCAAATGTTTCAACTGCCCCTGACAACTCAACAACAGCAGCTAGAGCAAGGGCTTCATCAGGAACATCTAGACATGAATTACACGTTAAATTTGCAGGTGTTTCAGGTACTATCTACACACATAGTATGTATGTAAAACCGCTAGGCTCTATCACACATATTACTATGTCGGCAGGGGGAGCAGAAAATTCAAAGGCGAACTTTGATATTATCAATGGCACAGCAGGAGAGATAGGGGGCAACAATTTAGGACACTCGATAACTTCAGAAGGTGATGGTTGGTTTAGAATCTCTATTACATATCAAGCTGTTACTACCTCTAGTACTTCCAAGGTATATTTCTCGATGGGTGAAGCAGCTTCTAGTGCGTCAGTCTATTCAAATGTAACAGGAGATGGTACAAAAGGATTTTTATACTGGGGCGCTCAGACTAACACTGGTTCAACAATTAAAAAACATCAACCCACAACAGGCACAGCAAGAGACGGAAACGCTTCAATCGTCACTTTATACAACCAAACTGGTGGCGAAGATGCTATTCAGTCTAATACTTCTCATCAACCACTTCTGTACAAAGCAGGGTTGCTTGTAAAGTCTGGAAGTAGTCCTGCTTGGGAACACGACACAGCTTCTAATATGGAATTGTTTGGTCAAATTAAAGCAGCACATCTCGATGCTTGGTTTGTTGCCGAACCAGACTCAGCCGACACTCATTATTTATATCCTGCGAACTACGCCACAACAGGGGATCATGGTTTTGTTGCTCAAGATGGATCAACCAGTGTATCTTTAAGTGCAGATTATGGTGGATTTAACGTAAAACTTTATGTTAATGGAACTCTACTCGGTTCATCTGGATCAATAACTAGAGACGAAGTTCATACTGCTCTCAATGGAAAAAAGTTAGTACATCATCAAGACGCAGATACAGCAGATTGGGCGCAATCACAGATGGGTTTCTATGGAAGTTTTAATAATAATACATTCAATTTCCAAGGAAAGTTTTCCGAATGGATCTTCTTTGATTCTGACCAATCAGCCAATAGAGAAGCCATTGAAAAACACATAAATGACTTCCACAACATTTTCTAAAGTATTATTATGACCGATCCATTTTATTTAATATACGACAACGAAGACCAAGCACATATTCGCAGTGAACAGGCAGGGGGCATGAGAGGACTTAGTTGGTCACTCAACGGAACTGGAAGTAGGTACTGGTGGGGTTGGATAGTTGAGAGTAAAGAGGAGAACCCTAGAGTTGCTCTTGTACTTAAAACAACAACGGAAACAGAAACCAATGACGAAGGCGAAGTAATCTCTTCAGAAGTTGTTGTCGTTGATAAAGACATTCTCACAGATGAAGACGAGGTTTTGGAATCCCTTCCAAGCGATTGGGCATATCCTCCCGAAGAACCAGAAGAACTCGTACAACCTGACTAAAAAATTTTTATATGAATTACGAAAACCAAACAGCCGAGCAGATCTATTCAGTTCTTGAAGGCAGAAGACATAGTTACCTGGATAGAGCTAGGCAGTGTTCCAAACTTACAATACCTTACATCTTACCTGATGAAGGATTTGGATCACACTCACGACTCAATACACCATTTCAAGGCGTGGGGGCCAGAGGTGTCAACAACCTTGCGTCCAAGTTATTGTTGGCACTTCTTCCTCCCAACATAAGTTTCTTTAGACTCCAGGTGGACACCAACAAGCTACAACAGGAAGGTGCGCCAGAGGAGGTAGTGAGTGAGATAGATTCAGCACTACGTAAAGTTGAAGACGCTGTAATGGATGAGATAGCCAAGGAGCGTTATCGAGTGGTTATTCACGAAGCACTCAAACAACTCATTGTTACAGGAAACTGTTTGCTTTACTTGGATCAGAACGGAGGCATGAGAGTGTTTAGGTTGGATAGGTTTGTTATTGAAAGAGATCCTATGGATAATGTTCTGACGATAGCAACCAAGGAAACACTCAACTACGAAGCCCTTGATGAGGATATTAAAGCAGCCATACAGAAGCCACAGGACTCTGGAGTAGGTGATGGAGGCAACGTTAGCTTGTACACTGCCCTTTGTAAGCGTGGTGACAAGTGGATGTTGAAGCAGGACATCAATGGTGTTGTTCTTCCAGAGACAGGTACAACTTTCCCTCTTGATAAGAACCCATACATCCCTCTTAGATTCAGTAGAGTTGATGGAGAGAACTTCGGACGCTCATATGTAGAAGAGTACCTTGGTGACTTGCAGTCCCTTGAGTCTCTTACTAGAGCAATCGTTGAAGGAAGTGCAGCAGCAGCCAAGGTGTTATTCCTGGTTAACCCAAATGGAACTACAAGACACAAGAGTCTTTCTGAGTCACCTAACGGAGCTATTGTACAAGGTAACGCAGGTGATGTATCAACTCTCCAACTCAACAAGTTTAATGATTTCAGAGTTGCTGCGGAAACAATCAACCAGATCAAAGACAGGCTTGCTCAGAACTTCCTGCTCACTAGCAGTGCAATCAGGAATGCCGAGCGAGTAACTGCTGAAGAAATCCGATTGATCTCGCAGGAACTTAACGCAGCCCTTGGTGGTATCTTTAGTTTACTTAGCAATGACCTCCAGGCTCCTTTGTTGAGTCGTTTGATGAGTGTTATGGAAAAGAACAAGAAGATGCCAAAGCTTCCAAAGGATCTAGTGAATCCTGTTATTGTTACAGGTCTTGATAGCCTTGGAAGACAAGGGGATCTTAACAGTCTCGATTCATTCCTTCTTGGCTCCAGTCAGGTGTTAGGGCCACAAGCGGTAGCTAACTTTGTTAACGTATCTGAGTACATCAAGAGAAGAGCCACAGCACTCGGTATCAAGACAGCAGGACTTATAAAGACTCAAGAGCAGATTGCACAAGAGCAACAACAAGCACAACTTATGCAGATGGCAGAGAAGCTTGGCCCTGCTGGAATCAAAGCAGCTAGTGATCAATCAATTGCCCAAGAAGGGCGAGAAGAAGAAGAACCACCAATAACTGAATAAATGGGAGTAAATAAGTATGGAACAATACACAATAAACGAGAAGCAAGAAACCGAAGAAGGCAACATAAGCTTGGAGGAGCAACTGGCACAACAAGAAGAAGCACAACAGCAACAACAGCAAAGCCCTTCTGGGTCCGAGGAGGAACAACAGCAAGAGGAGGAGGATCTGATTCTTGGTAAGTTCAAGTCACAAGAAGACCTTGCAGAAGCGTACGAGAATCTTGAGAGGAAACTTGGCGAGAAACAATCCCAAGAACAGCAGACGCAAACAGAAGATGAGGGAGATACGAACAGCGAGTCTACTGATGTATCAAACGCAATAGAAGACGCTGCAATTGCTTACGCTGAAAATGGTGAGTTATCAGAAGCCAATTACAAAGAGCTAGAGAAACTTAACATCACTAAGGATATTGTTGACACATACATCAGAGGCCAACAGGCACTTATATCTGCTGAAGAGGTAGAGATAACAAACTCTATTGGTGGTCAAGAGAACTACGAGGCTATGGCTGAGTGGGCAAGAAATAATCTTCCAGGCGAAGAGATCGATAGCTTTGATCAGATAGTTGAGTCCAGTACACCAGAGGCAGCTAAGATGGCTGTTAAAGGACTGTATGCTCGTTTTCTAAGTGAAGGAGGACAACCGAATATTAGACAAGGACAAACCTCTGGATCAGCCGTACAACCATTTCAAAGTAACGCTCAAGTAGTCGAGGCTATGAGAGACAAGAGATATGAAAATGATCCTGCATATCGTGAAGAAGTTGAAAGACGATTAGCAGTATCTACAAGGGTATAATAAAATTTATGATAACGTATATTATTGAAAACCAAGCAGAGCTTATTGGCATTGCTACGGCTGTTGTTACAGCAGCTAGTCTTATATCAGCACTTACACCAAACAAGGCTGACAACAAGATCACAGCAGTTCTTTTAAAACTCATCAACTGGCTTGCCATAAATGTTGGTAAAGCAAAACCAAAAGAATAAACAACCGCTACTAATATGATTAAGATACTCGTAGGTCTGTTGTTCAACTTTCCAAGGATTTGCGAGTACTTTTTCAAGGTTGTTGAGGCTTATGAAAAAGAAGCTTACAATCGCAGTCGCAGTCGCAACGCTGATCTTATCGATGAGTGGTTGTATAGTGACAAGCCCCCCGAAGAGCAAGATTCCCCATTTCATCTCGAAACTGAAAGTCCATTCGTTCACCGATCCCGAAAAGGAAACCATAGCAGAAATCCTGAGATACGTGAATGACCTGGAACATAGCAGGAGAGATAGATAAAGATTTCAACACACAAAAGACAAGACACAACAAAAGTGAACCGAGAGGTTTGTTTAATGTGCAGCCCCTTGCGAGGGACAACTAATCAAAGAACACCGAGTAGGTCTTTTTGTTTTATTGAATGAGTGAGTTGTTAATAACCCAAATATAAACAACAAAACATAATAAAACACAGAAAGGACATATTAAATTATGGCTAATGGAGATACAACCCCATCAAGAGTGGGTCAGATAAATGCTTCAGGTGATGCAAATGCGTTATTCCTAAAAGTATTTTCTAACGAGATCCTCACAACTTTTGATGAGGTAAACATAATGAAAGACTTGCATACAGTCAGGTCTATATCATCAGGTAAAAGCGCCCAGTTCCCAGTTAGTGGAGTAGCAAGTGCTAAGTACCATACACCAGGTCAGGACATCCTTGACTCTGGCAATAGTTACCTCAGTGCAATCAAGCACAATGAGAAAATCATTAACATTGACGATATGTTAGTGAGTTCAACTTTCATCGCCAATATTGATGAAGTTAAGAACCACTACTCAGTTCGTTCAATTTATGCAAAAGAGATCGGTAAGGCACTTGCCAAGCGATTTGACCTTGCAGTGATGAAGACTTGGGTAGCTGCTGCTAGATCTCCTGCTACTATAACTGGTGGTAACGCAGGAACATCTGTCAACACTGGCAATGGTCTTGACACTGCTACTGAAATCATTGATGCACTTTTCGGAATGGCTCAAAGCCTTGACGAGAAGGACGTACCAAATGATGGACAGCGTTTTGCAGTTCTTACACCAGCACAGTACTACAAGTTACTTACATCTGATAACATCGCAGTCAATCGTGACGTAGATGGTATTGGTTCTGTAAGTAAAGGTACAGTGCCGATGGTAGCAGGAATTAAGATATTCAAGTCACAGCACTTGCAGGATCTTGTAACTTCGCTTTCTACAGGATCAGGAACACCTGGAGTAGAAGCTAACCAAGATCAGGACGATGACAACGCATCTAACGATGTGTTCGGTGGAAACGGCACAGGCTACAACGGAGACATTTCCGATACAGGTCTGATTGGTGGACACCCACAGGCGGTAGGTACTGTTAAGCTTCTCGAGCTTGCGACCGAGGAAGACTACTCAGTAGCTCACCAGGGAACTCTGTTCGTGGCGAAATATGCGCTCGGACA